CTCTCAAGGTGAGATGGCCGAGGTAGATTTAGCTATTATGGAAGCCAACTGGTCAGAAGGTAAGTGCGAGCGTATCTTAGGTCGCAAGCCTAGCGAGGGACTGCTTAACCCATTTGTAGACAAGTTCAGCGTTGCTATTGAAGCGGGCGCTATGACAGAGACACAAAGACAGTACGAAGCATTGCAAGTCGTCGAACTGATCAAGCTAGGGGCTCCTATCAGTTGGGATTTTGCTATCAGCAAGATGAACATCCAAGGCAAGAACGAACTCATGGCGAACATGAAAGCAGCCCAACAGCAACAACAGCAAATGCAGCAGCGTGACTTCGAACAGAACCAACACAATATGCAAGTTGAGAACATGACGTTGCTAGCTAAAGCAGAGAGCGACAAATCACTTGCAAGAGAGAGATTAAGCAAGATACTCACTGATCAAGCTATGGCTGAGCTAGATATAGCTAAAGCAGGCCATGAGCGCACAAGGTCATTCCTAGATCTAGTTATCGCTGCACAAGAGATCAAGGGTAACAATATCTCTCACGTTCAGCAAGTAGCCGATATCATGGGCACTATCGACGAGATAGGCCGCAGAGACGAAGTAATTGAAAAAAGTACTGCTAAAGTATAGTGTGGGACTGCTCCCTAGGAGGGCAAAATGAACAATTACAAAGTAGAAACGGGCATGAAATCACCTATCGCCGTCAAACGCGGTGGTAATGATGCTCACCCATCAGCCCCAATCAAAGCTATGGAAGGTTATGGCCGCACTGGTTATATCGAACCTCGTGGTTATGCTGAGCATATGGCAAAAGCACAAGCTCATGACAAAGGCGCAAAATCTGCGTCTAAGTACAAAGGCGGAAGGTAGTGGCTAACCCCCAATTACCTAAAGGGGATGTAATAGTCCCCCTTATGTCTCAAGAGTACGGCCAGCTTGTCAAAAAGATGAGTGATAAAGGCAACCTTGAGCTACTAAACCATGGCCAGAATGCGCTTGATACAGGCGAGGCTATGCACGCCGGCTCTATGCGCAATGTAGAAGCCGCTCTTAATCAAACGATCGCTAAAAATCCAGGCGTGAGTTTTTACCTTCTGCGATGCATGAGGCGAGACTTTAAAGCGTTTAATACCTTTCATGAGGCCATACAAGTTAGGCCCATGCACTGCCCCGTCCCTCAGACACCAGGCATGACATTATTCCAGTGGGACGCACCATCTCAGAAACTCACTATGTTGTGGAGCCTTCCAGTATCCAATCTGTTGGAAGCTACCGCATCGAGCGACCTAGACAAAGACTTGCAGAAAGCAACTCGTCAATATCTCCACGACACAAAGAAATTTAAATAGTTGAAGCTATTGCGTCTTACGTATATGTATAAGCATGTTGTAAGAGCATCAACCCCTCATAGGTAAAGCATGGATGATTATTCCGACATTAACGATCAGCTAGTCACTGATCAAGTCCAAGGCGACCAACAGGCAAACACCCAAGACGAAGCGCCGCCGAGTCAGGGTATGCGCCAACTCCGAGAAGCTTACCAACGTGAGAAGAACGAGAAGATTCAGAAAGATCTAGAGATTGCTACGATGAAAGCTAGGCTCGAGATGATCGAGCAAGGCTACTCCAAAGCACCCGTTCATAGACAAGAAGACGTCGAGACTGATTATCAGGGCGAAATCGACTCTATGGATGATGACCTTCCAAGCGGCGCACAAGTGAAAAAGGTAATGGGTGGTTTAGTTGGCGAGATAAAGCGTTTGAAAGCCGAAGCTCAAAGTGCAAAGAGCCAAGCGAACAACTCGACTTTATCCCCCATTGAGCGCGCTAGATTGAAATATGAAGACTACACTCGAGTCGTAAACAAGGAAGCTATCGACAAATATCTTACCAATTCAGCTATCCGAGAACTAATCGACGCTACAGAGCCTAATAAGCAGCCTGAGCTAGCGTATAGGATTATCAAAGGCGAGATTGAGAAAGAAGCATCAGGCCAGAAGCGCGCGCAAACAAGTGCGACGATTCAAGTAGCTAATACAAAGCCTGCTTCTATCAATCAGACTGGACGTAATCTAACCATGGGCGAACAGTCGAAAGACATTTCACGCATGAACACTAGCGAGAAATCCGATTTAAGAGCGCGAGCTATGGATCAGATCAGGCAGTTTGTTAGGCAAGCTAATAGCGTAGGCTAGTGACAGTAGCTGGATGGAATCGATTCCATGTCAGCAGTTACAATCAATAACCTTCAGGCGCAAGTACCAAACAGCGCGAACCAGCTCTTGCTCCTCACCGAGCGTCCAGATCTGATCTTCAACCTGTTTGCTACTCAAGACGAACACCCTGAAGGTGGCGGCGATATTCATACTTATCGTCACTATCAACGCTTACCGTTGAACCTTACACCGCTACCACAAAACGGTCAGAACCCAGCTCCAATCCAAAGCCAGGTCAACGACTTTAACGCACAGCTTCAGCAGTACGGCGCTTATACACTCATCACAACGTTTGTAAGCTCTATCTCTCAAGAAGACGTCGTTACTAAGTATTTTGACCTTTATGCTCAGTGGACATCTGAGATGTGCGATCAGCTCCTTAAAAACGTGCTTATTGCCTCTACTTCAACTTACTACTGCCAGTATGGCGTATCACAAGATGACCCGACTGAAATCACTTCACGTGATATTCAGGAAGTTACAGCTCGTCTACGTTCAAACTCAGCGATCCCAATCATGAATGGTAAGATCGGCGAACTACGAATCGGTTCTTCACCTGTTCGTAACTGCTACGCTCTTCTTTGCCATACAGACCTTGAACCTCAGTTCAACCAGATCGGCAACTTCACATACACTTACAACTACCCTAACTACGACGGGGTTCTTGAAAGTGAATATGGAGCAGTCTTAAACGCTCGTGCCTTCACTAGCCAACTTGGTTCTTACATTGATAACGCTTCAGCCCTTGGCGAGCGTGTCTATCTAAGTCCTATGGTGTCTATGGAGTCGTTCGCTCATATCAAAATGAACGGACAAATGGCGCAGTACATTTATACCCCAGCTGGCTCAGGTCAAGATTATCTCCGACGCACACAAGCAGTCGGCGCGATCTTTACTCAAGCTCAAACCATCCTCAACCAGTTATGGGTTGATACAATGCGTTGCACGCTGAATTAGGTAATAGCATGTTTCAAGATCTAACTTTCGGCACATACGTATCAAACGGCGTTTCTCAGTTCATTCCTCTTGCATGGGTTCCAAGCAAGTTCGCAGTGAACGTCCGAGGCGACGTATCAGGCTCTAACTGGAATAGTGTGGCTAACCCAGGCGTTGTTAAAAGCGCTTTTGCTTACTCAGACACTCCAGCAGGAAGCGCTTACGCTGTAAAAAACACTGACGGCGCAGCTACTAATCAGGATATTTACTTCACATCAGGCGGCTTTAGCTTCTACGATGCAAGCAATCCTCCTGTTTACCCTACTGTAGCTATCACTAGTGTTTCACAAGCAGCGGCAGCAGTTGTTACAACTAGCGCAGTCCATAACCTATTGACTGGGGATTATGTCCGCTTTCAAAACGTGACTGGCATGCATCAGTTGGACACTCTTGTTTTTCAAGTAACTGTTCTAAGCACGACTACTTTTAGCATTACGCTAGATACGTCTGCTTTTGCAACAGCTGGTTCAGGGGGCAAAATCCTCCAGTTGTCACAACTTAACCCAATGTTCCCTCGCAATCTGCTTATCACAAGCATTACGCAAGCTACTAACGCGGTTGTTACAACTTCATTTGATCATGGTATTCGTATCCCAGCGCCAGGCGTAGGCGTTTACGCGTTCCTAACATTTACCATCACTTCACCGTATGGAATGGTTCAATTGAATGACAAACTAGTAAAAGTACTAAGCGTCACAGCTAACACTCTTACTCTTGATCTAGACACAACAGGCTTTACAGCCTTTGCTTATCCTACAGCAGGTACAGTTATCGTTGATAATACACCTCCTCAAGCGACTCCATCAGGTGAGATCGGTCAACTCTTCAATGCAGCTACTAACACAAGCCAATACGGTATTTTGTTAGGCGCAAGCATTGTAGGCGCATCCGGTGTCTACGTGAACTGGGAAGCTTATTTAGGCTCACCGCCAGTAGGCAGCTAGTAAAATAGCAAATAAGGGCGTCATTTAGGCGCCCTTTTTAATTTAAGGTATAAAAATGGCAAAATCCAAAGTAAACACAAGTGACCTAGATGCCATGGGCGTCGAAATGACTCCTATGATTAACGATAGCGTGCTTCGTGATGTAAGTGAGAAAACCAAAGAGCTGCAAGAGCGTGACCGCGAGTCAGAAGCTAAGATTGCAAGACTACCTGAAAAGGAAAGACCTAAAGACTTCACGTCTAAATCTCAGTCAGTAAAGGTGCGCGTAGGCAATGACGAACCGCATCAAGCCTCATTGATCCATCGTTGGGTAGCTAAAGACTACGACAAGAACAAACTGCACCCGATTGTTAAAGCGAAAATGGAAGATGGAATGCAATGGGTTACTGGCAAATTTCTATCTATCGAAGATAACAAGAAGATCAAGAACCCCGTCACGTTTGAAATATCACGATGGGGAGTGACTGAACAGCACACTTTGATTCACAATATGCAGTTCACAGTAAGGAAATTCGTTGCTGATCACCTCAACTCTCTAACCTATATGGTCATGGATGATGAGATCAAACAAGTTAGTGCTGATTCTCGCTTTGGCGGAAAGGGATTAAACTTCGATCAAAGCGTCGCAGGACACTATCCGAAGTATAGTTTTAACTGGACATATGCCGAGGGCAGCAATAAAGTAAGCATGCACACTCCAACACGTCTAGTAGGTATCTAATGAGCCAGGGAAATCTTGAGTCTATTCGCTTAATGACGAGAGAATTGACGGGTAGAGATCCCTCGCAGATGCCAGATAGCGAGATAGATGATCGTATCAACGATTACTATCAGATCGATATGCCAGCAAACTTGAGGATATTGAAGTTGAAAGACTTCTATATCTTCAATACCCAGCCCAACATCGACGTTTATAAGTTTGACGACGTTGATTATTTCTATGTGGAACCTCAAGCAGAGGTAGACGACTACAACTGTTTCCTTACTACTGAGCCGACCACATTCTTTAATCAGCTTCCAAGAGCGCAGATACACCAGATTATTGGGCAGGGTAACGGTACTCAGGGGCCTTTTACAGGTACGCTTAATGCGATGCCCGTTTACCGTTCTTACAATATGCAGAACCTCAATGGTGAGTTCCCCAATGATTACAACATTGGCATTAACCAAATGGTCATGTTCAACGCTAAGATGTCCGGCGAGCTGCCAGGTAATGGTAGCCTTGCTCAAGTAGTCGTTGATAGTCCCAATGTAATCACTGATCCAGCTTATCTCCCTATCTTCAACCCTCCCATATCTACCGCTACGGGCACTCGTTATTTAGATACGGGTACTCTGATCGGTGAAGTTGCAGCGGGTTCTAATTCGTTTATCAACTACATTACCGGTCAGTACAGCGTTACTTTTAGTCGCCCAGTACCTCAAGGCATGAACGTAGAAGCTGTTTATACGACTTATGCGCCTACTCGACCTAGCTCGATGCTCTTCTTTCAGGATCAATTCTATCTAGGAAATCCTCCTGATAGAGTCTATAAAGTGAAACTCACTGTCTATAGACGTCCTAGCGCTTTGATCAACTCCACTGATAAGCCAGAGCTTCAAGAGCTATGGCAGCTATTAGCGTTCGGAGCAGCTCAGAAGATCTTCGAAAGGAATGCAGACTGGGGACAGTGGAATGATATCCAACCAGCTCTAAAGAAATACGAGCAAATCTGTATGGCAAGAAGCATGTTGCAGAATGCAGCTACACGAATCGAAACCATCTATAGCATCGGTGGCGGCTCTTTCAGTGCAGCAAATCAACCTACGACGTGGTATTAAGGAATTATAAATGAGCAACACTTTTAAACCTTCGATTCCTCAGCCCTCCGACCCTCAAGACGTTAGCCAGGGCGATCTATTAGCTAACAATCAAAGCTTGCAATATGTCTATGGTATTGATCATTGGCCTCTATTTCCCAGCAGTGCTAACGATGGATTTCATGAGCAAGTAACGCTGCCCACGTTCCCAAATAGCATTGGCGCTCTTCCAGCTCAACCTTCAGCTATCACTCCCTCGCTTAGGCTCTTTAGTCAAATAGTAGCGTCAGTTCCTACTTTATTTGGTATTAGCTCGGCTAGTGCAACACCTTTCCCAATTGGAGCTATCTCTGTTAATGCTAATCCAGGCGCCTTACAGCTCGGGAATATCATTATCAACTTTGGTTCTATTACGGTTAATGCAGGTGGTGGTACAGGAACGGGTACTGTTACTTATGCGCAAGCTTTTGGATCGGTACCCTATTCAATAGTTGTTACTCCCATGAGTGGTGGTGGTGTTGCCGCTGATAACTTTTGGGTGTCTAGCTCAACGGCTGCAGGCTGCGTAATTAACCAGCAGGGCGTTAATAACATCGCACCGCGAATCTTTAGTTACGTGGCCATTGGGTCAGTTTAGGAGTACAAATGCCTCTCAAAAAAGGTAAGTCAAAGCAAACTTTGCAATCTAACATCCGTAAAGAAGTAAAAGCTGGCGAGCCAGTTAAGCGCGCTGTGGCAATTGCCTATTCAGAACAAAGACGATCAGGACTGCGTAAAGCTGGCGTACGTAGAGCGCGAGGATAATGACACCTTACACCCCCTTTGTTGTAACCAATTTCTCCGATGGAATTAGAACCGATACCGAATCGTTTCTGATCCCCGATGACGCGACACCTCAAATGTTGAACATGACGCATTTTAGAGGGCGTATCGTTGAAAAGGGAGGCAACTCGCTTCTTTGCAACCCGTCTAATATAGGCGAGTATTTCAGAGGCAGATTAGGAGTTCGCAACCCAACGGGTACTACAACAAACGTTGCGGGTCAGGCAGTCATACCAGCAGGTACACTTATCCAAGCAGGCCCTTTAGATCCAGGCACTGTTAGGATTACCGTTGGATCTTTAACGGTCATTGATAACGCTATTGACGGCACTTTTGAAGTGTATACTGGCGGCCCAGCTACTGTTACAGGCCAGATCAACTATTCTACGGGTATAATTTCCACGGCAGTAACAGGCTTTGGAGCATATGGCGTTAGTACAAATAGCTGGTCAGCTCTTGTTATCCTTACTCCAAGCTCAATATCTCCTGTTATGGGTGCGGATAATATTGACGTAACAGGAAGCACATCAGAAAACATGATGGCCTTTGATACGGTTAAGCCTTACATATTCAACGTTAGCGTCGATCAGTTTCAGATAGCCGATAAGTACGACTCAACATCAGCTGATAGGCCAGTAGTTACATTTAGCGGTTCCGATAGCGACTTCTTTTGGTGCTTAAACTATGCCGATACATTTTGGGTAACAAATAACACGCCAGGCTTTCAAGCCCTTTACCCAATCAATGTGGTGGTTGGAGCTACGACCACGATCACCTTTCCTGCTTCAACTACCTTTGCGGTTAACGATTGGGTTTTCCTATGGGATCTAGGCAATATAACGATCACTCAAGCTAGTGACATTATCCAAGCTTATGGCCAAGTAACGGCTGTCTCTACCACTACTTTTGCTAATGACACCATCACAGTTAACATTGCTACGAGTTATACCGATGGTGCATCGACTTTCTCAGGTGGTGGAACGGTTCAAGCGATCAATAGGCAGCTGAATACTAGCGGAGATGGAATCAAATACTATTCCGTTTCAGGATGGCATAACTTTGCTCCACCTCTAACGGGCGTTTACAATACTCCTAACGGTGGTGGTGGTCAGGCAACCTATCTTTTTGGAGCGCGTTTTATCGTGTCCTACAAGGGATATCTGCTCTTTTTCAATACCGTTGAGGGTAAAACACTAGCTTCCGCTCAGCACTATCAGAACAGAATGAGACGCAGCGCAGCAGGTACGCCTTATTACAGCCAGCCGCTTCCTTCTACTCAAGGCACTAACGCTAATTCGTTCAGTCAGTTTCCAGGATTTGGCGGTTTTTATACCTCACCTGTTAATCAAGACATGGTAAGCGCGCGTTTTTGCCGTGATGAGCTGATTGTATCGCACGAAACGCACGACTTAAGACTAGACTTTACAGGAAACATCGCTCTTTTGTTCACATGGGCGAGGGTTAACGATGAGTTTGGCGCAGAGTCTACGTTCAGCATGATCAACGCCGACACTAAAGCAGTTAAGATCTCTCAGGATGGATTCACCGAATCTCAGGGTATCGACACTGTTAAGATGGATATGAAGGTTCCAGACCTAGTCTATCGCTTGTCTAATACGGACGATGGCAAGAAGCGCGTTCATGGATACCGTAACTTTGTCTCTCAGCTATTTAAATGGACTGCGGTTATCCCTCAAGGCTACCCTTCCTATCTCAAATTTCCTAATGTGGAAGTGGTCTACAACTACGCATTAAAGAGCTGGTCACTGAATAAGACGTATAACACTGTTTACAACAGTTTTAAGCTTTTCTACGACAATACATGGTCTAACGCTAAGCGCACATGGGCAGCGTCGCCTATGCCATGGAATACGCTTCAGTCTCGTAACGGTGAACAGATTTCTGTAGTAGGCAATTCCCAAGGCTTCTTTCACAAGACGGAAGAAACCCAGATCACATCACAGGCTTACAATGATCGCGGTTACAGAATAACCGATATTACGAGTTTCTTTCTTACCGTTCCCAACCATAGCTTTAAGAACGGCGATTACGTCTATATGACACTTATGAAGGCTCCTAACGCAGCTTTCAATAATGCAGTTTATCAAGTTCAGTTTGCTACAGTTAACGGCTTCAATTTGGTCAATCAGGCTGGAAACGTCATTCAGTTTACCAACTCATCGGCCACCTCTCCACCATCTGGCTTTCTAGCTGTAGTGGACAATATAGAGTATTGGACTAAGAAGTTTTATGTCGGCGGTAACGCAGGACTTCAAACTCGTCTAGGTTATGTGGATGTGTTCTTTGAGTCGCAAGACGTAGCAAGTGAGATGTCCGTAGACGTCTATTTAGACGATAATAATGAGCCTAGCTTTACAAAAGTCTTCTCCTTAGAGAAACCGGTTAGTGGCAATTCAGGCAAGATCATCCGACGCGTTTACATTAACGCTATGGCTCAAGCGGTTCAGCTAAGGTTGTACTACTCTAACGCTCAAATGTTCGACTACAACACGGGCTACAAGCAGTTTATCCTACACGGCTACACGATCTACATTAAGCAAAGCGGCCGAATCGTCAACTACTCGGCGGTATAGATGAGCAGTTTCGTAAAACTCAATATCACGCTACCAGACGAGGAAGACTTTCGCATCTATCTGCAAAGTATTCTGAATGCCCATGCTGCGGCGATCAATCAGAGGGATATAGCTATCTATGACACAGCAGAGAACCCCACTGGTCAGTTATGGCCCAACCCCTCCGTTTCGCCTGATGCCACAAATACTACCTATCGTGTGTTTGTGCCTGTTACTTTGTCGGCTTATCCAGCACCTAATGTCTTTCCTCACGGGTTAGATATCAAAGGCTATGTATTTACATTGATTACAGGGACTATTTGCAATAGGGTAAATAGGGCGTTGGCTATTCCATACCCAGGCACGGATCAAGTTTTACTAGATGTAAACGCTACAGACGTAATCATACAGTGTAGTACAAATGCTTTTGACGGCTTTGTGGGCGAAGTAGTTTTGGAATATCTCAAATTAGTGTGAGGCTATATGGCAGATTTAGGCGGATTTTTATTTGGCAATAGTGCGAAGACTGAGAAGTTAGACACCAAATCGCCCGAAGTAAACAAGTACCTACTCAATGTACTTAACAATTTAGATCCTGAATTAGTGGCCAACTTACAAGCTGATCCGACTTTTGCAGCTGGTAGCGACTGGCTTCAACAGGTGTTAGGTGGAGATACCGACGCAATAGAGGCGCCAATCAAGAACGACTTCTATAAGAACATCCTACCTAGCATTTATGCGCAGTATGGCGGAGCTAACGGCCTTCAATCATCAGACTTTATGAACGCTCAAGCAGGCGCAGCAGGTGACTACTCAAACAAACTAGCAGCCACACGCTGGGGTGCTCAGAACCAAGCCGCTCAAACAGCTGGTAAGTATGGTAAGTTTGCAGGCGATCAAGCCCTTGGAGCTTCAGCCCAGGGTACGCAAAGCACGTTTGGTTATCAGCATACGCCAGCTAACAATGGGTTTGTAACTTCTGTAGCTTCAGCCGCAGCAGGTGGAGCAGGTCGAGGCTTTGGTAACTATGCAGCTAATAAGGTGTTTGGCTAATGAGTTTCTTTACTACAGTACCCGCTAAAACAAATCCTATCGGCGATTCATTCTTAGGTGGATTTAATGAAGGCATGGAATCAGGTTCTAGAGAACGTGATCTAGCCTCCGCTACTAAGCGCCAGCACTATTTGCAAGAAGAGCTCTATAAAGAAGACTATCAGAAAGCAAAGCCTTCACTAGATGCCATCATCAATAACGAAGCATGGTCACCCTCTCAGAAGCAAATAGAGATCGAGCGTTCGGCTGAAATCCCTCTTTCGGTGAAAGACAGGGCTACTAAGGCTTATAATAATCAGGTCGCT